GCTGTCCGATGATTGTACTTTTCCCGAATATAAGTTCTTCCGATACACCATCAATAAAACCATTTGTAGCCAAGCCGTGAAAATGTAAATTAAATGTAAAATCCGTCTTATTGTTGAATGATATTATTGGAGTCGAGTCCTTGCTAATGGAAATCCAAGGTAGGCCATAATCACCACGAGAAATCTCAATCTCATTTTTGTAAACAATGTGTCCGAAAATTGGATTTTTCGATAAATCTTCCCCACTGATTTTAGAGTTGGATGAAAATTTATAGGTTGTGTTGATAATATCAACTTTGATGACATCGGTTGAAGCTAATTTGGAATAATCTATTAGTTCTGGTTGGTTTAATTTTTCAAATTTCATTTTTATTTTAATTAGGTTTATAAAAAAACGGTCTAGTTTTTTAATACTTTTCCAGGAAACCTTTTCGACTTGCTATAGCAATTAAATTGAGCTAGAGGGACATTGAATAGCAACATATATAACAATTTTTTGATAGTCTTTCGGCGTCCTGTCTTGTAATTGCTTCAACATTTTTATCATTACAATACCAAACTGTGTCGCTACCAATAATGATTGTAACATAATGTCCAAAATTAGCATTTCCCTCGTGAATTATAAAACTTTTAAGCTGGTAACCTGCGCATTGGAATGGTAAATTGTACTCTTCCATAATTTTTTTATTATTTTGGACGCGTTGAATGCAAATTATAATCTCAATATCGGATGAGCTTTCTAATATATTTTCAACATTTTCAGAAAATTCAATTCTATATAATGGTATAGAATGTGGCATGACACGCATAAATTTAGTCAAAAATTCAAAACAATCATTGGGATGTCCATAGGGAAAACCAAGACATTCTTGAATATCAGCGCTGAATAAATATTTGGTCGATAATGTATAATGATTCATAAAATTAAAAAATTCCTTGTATAATTTCGACTCTGACGAGCAATTTTTTAATTGATTAATATAGTGTTCACATTTCAATAACATTTGCAACGAACTATTAACAAAACAACAATGATTCATATTTTGAATGCCTTTAATCATTTCCTATAGATAATTCATATTATATAAAAATTGTCCAAATATAATTGTAATTTATTTCAACACGATTTTTGATGTCTAACCAATGTATCCCTTCTTGCATAATTCCTACCACATTTGCCACATTGATAACGAATGTTATTTTCCTTATCAAGTTTGCGTTTTTGATTAGAGCTTTGCTGGATACAACAATTACAATAATTGACATATCCATCCTTCATATATAAATGTTTTGCAAAATTCGAGATTTTTTTTTTTTCACCAAGATTGCATGTTTTGCATTGTAATTCAGTAATGCTTTCCATTATTTCTTTTTTGGAGTCAATGTATTTCTTTTTGCATTCTTTTTCGCAAAGTCTACAAGTTGTATGGAACCCATCTGCTTTTGATTTATCCTTATTAAAGGAAGCTTTTGGTATTATTATTAAACATTTATTACATTTTTTTTTGTTTAATTCCACATCGGTAATATTATTTGATTAGAAGGATCATTATTGCATATATTGCTGTTTTGTTGTTTAAATTGCTTGCAATTCGCTCCCAAGTCATCTTTCGTCATCTATTCATCAAAACTCTGAATGAGCACGAGCAGTTTTACCATTTTATTGTCTTACATCCATTAATTTATAATAACTTTTTCCAAGCTCAAATTTTGTGTTTTTAAAATCAGTTTCAAAAGTCTTGTATAGACTGAACGGAATTACTCTAAAATCCAAACTCAATCTGGTAAATCCCGTATTATTTATTTTATTATAATGTATAAGCTTGTTTAATTTTGCGATAAAAAATTCATTTGTTTTTAATCGTAAATTCAAAAAATCTGTAAAAGGTAAGCCTGAATTAATAAAAGGTTCATAATAAACACTATTCGATTCGAACATCTCGGTTATCGGAATGATGAAATTTACTTCTGTAAAATGATGTCCAAAATCAGAATCAGTATGTGCTCCAATTATATTACTATTTATATTTTCTTCATGACGACCGATTGCTGTTGCATTCGGAAAGCTAATTCGTAGATTTGGAGTTTTTTGAATAACGAGTGATTTTTCATTGGGAAATAATTGAATAATATTGGTTTGAATAAATTCATGATAAATTGAATAAAAATAAATATCATAATCTAAATATGTATGAAAATCTTTAATAAATATTGAATTCCTATCATCTTTTCCTATGATATGAATTTGGGTATTATATATTTTATCTTGCTCACATAAATTATCCAGAGTATGAAGACGGTTTAAACCATCTTTAAAATTATATTGTTTTTTAAAGAAATCTTGAAAAAATGAAATGAATTTATTATCAATGGAAAATATTCTAATCATCCTATTATAAGAGTAATATTTTTTTTATTTAATATTCGTTTTAGTTGACAAAAGGTTCAATACGATGTATTGATTATTCAATCTAAAAAATAAAATATGCATGTTTAATACAAAAATAAATGAAACACTGGGTTGATTCGTGCTAAAAGATTAATAACTATGGGAAAAATATTCGATTTCAAGTAAAGTATTTATATATTGATCAAAACCAAATTTAAGTTGTATGATTTTTAAAATTTGGCTTGAAAAAGATTTTTCATTTATTCGTTATTCCTATTCATTGATAATTTTATATTTGCTTCTATTTAATTTTATGCATCAAATGTAATTTGTTATACAAACATCTGTAGTATATTTTTATAAAACGTCATAAAAGTATTATAATTACCATGTATAGATATATGACTTTACATACTTTTGGTGATAGCCATTTTAGTTTAGGATTTATACATCTTGATAATATATGTATTCATTGGGTAGGGTCATTATTATGCTATACTTTGGTAAAAAAAAATTGGATATTTTAAATATCAGAAATTATGGTGTCAAAGATAATGATTCAGTAATTTTTTGTTTTGGTGAAATAGATTGTCGTGCTCATATTCATATATATGTAAATGAAAATATTTCTTTTCAAACTATAATAGATGATATCATCGAAAATTATTTTGAAGCAATTAAATTAAATATAAATGGTTATAAAAATATTAAAGTAATCATATATAATGTTGTTCCTCCCGGAGATGTATCAAATATGCATACTGAAAATGATATTAAAAGATATGTATTAGTTAAAACTAAAAATCATATTCCATGGAAAGGTTCAAATAATGAGCGCATGCAGTATCATTTATATTTTAACAAAAAACTAAAAGAATATTGTGAAAAAAATCATTTTATTTTTATGGATATTTATGATAAATATTGTGATGAAAATGGACTTTTAAAAAAAGAATTAAGTGATGGAAATGTTCATATTAAAAATCCAGTTTATATAAAAGATTTTTTAATGAATAACAACATTAATTAGCTTTGAAAGATGTAGATTCTATCTTTTAATTCCATAAATTTTTTATTAATAAAAGTGGGATCGGATGTATTTGGATGATTTATTTTAATGAAATTTTGTAATAATAAATATTCTTCCATATTTTTGCTTGTATTATGATTACAATTTTCATATTGAGTATCTTCTGGCTCTGCTGTAATATAAACAACTCTATCTTTTAAGTAATCACCTGCTGATTTTATGATATCTAAATCCGCTCCTTGAGCATCAATTTTGATATAATCGATATATTCAAATCGATTCCATGGAAATAAATCAAAAAATTGTTTTAAAGAGTATACCTTAACAGTACTTTTATTTTTTACTGGTCCTAAACCTTGATCTATTGGTTTATACAGACTCGAAGTTCCACCATCGTTTTTCATACTATAAAAATCTAAATTTTGTTCTTCTTCTACATTTGATAATGCTACTGGTATAATATGAAATGAATTATTATTATTATTGAAAATACCCTTGTATTGCTCCATATAATCCAAAGATCCATGAATACTATCTGTATTTGGATCAAACATAAATATAAATAAATTGGATTCGTTTTTTAACCAATTTACAGATTGAACGTTACTCATTCCAAGTCCAACATCGATTTTAATATGGGTTATATTTTCAGGAATATTTACATTTTGAAAAAGTTTCTCCATTCTATTCATAGTAAATTTATTTTTTTATTTATTTAATTGATTCAAGCATCAATAATAATAAACATAAAATAAATTTCATATTATAAATTTTGAATTCCTTCTTCAACTTTTTTAAGATGATGTACCATAACAAATTATAATTTTAATAAAGTTGGATTTATTTGATTGAGCTTTCATACTTTAGAATTACTTTTTCTTCTTTAGAATATGATAAAACTATATTATATGTAATTAGATTATTTATTTGTTCAATTCTATATTTTCAATTAGAAAGTTTTAGTATAAAACCAATTACATTAAAATGTATGAAGCGTCAAATGTGTATTTTCCGAAACAAATATTGGAATTTTTTAAATCTTCTCATGACTACAATTAGTGTAAAAAAAATTTATTACTTTTTACATGCGATGCATAAATGCCATCCCATATTTTTTTCTAAACATTCAAATAAATCTTTTGGCATGCATTCAAAATAATCTTGTTTTTCATATATATAATTTTTATATGGTTCTATCTTGTATGGAAAGATATGTGTTTGTACAATCGATATACTATGAAAATCTTTTAATAAATTTTTTACCTCTTTTTCTGTATAGACATTAGCAATTGGAACTCCACTTTGCGCCTCGAATTGATCTAAACCATCTTTAATTTGGAAATATTTTAATGAATTTTTCGCATACAACATTAATTTAAATTCTCCACCAGGTCTTAACATTTTCCAGATATTTTTAACTGCTTTTTCTATATTAGGAGTATGGTGCAAAACACCAAAACTGTAAATGAGATCAAAAGAAGTATTATCAATATTATCAACATCTTCCACATTGGATACTAAAAATGTTCCCTTTAATTTAAAAATCTCAAATCTTTTTTTGGCGAGTTCAATTGAAACATCTGATAAGTCCAAACCTGTATAATGTGCACCAGCTTCAGCAAATGATTGGGCAGCAATTCCAATCCCACATCCGATTTCTAAAACATGTTTATCTTTATATTTTTCAAAATCTGCAAAAGTTAAAATATGCGGCTCTACTAAATATTTACGCTTGGTGACTTCTTCAAAATATGCTGAAGTACCAATTTCTTTGTTCGAATGACGTATATTACAGGGTCTATCATTTCAAAATTTATATACATTTTTAACATATTTTTTTTTTATTAATATTAGAGAATGGATAATAATATTACAATAATTGGAGTTGGAAAACTAGGATTAGGTTTTGCCTTATTATTAGAACACTCTGGATATAATGTCTTGGGTCTCGATATTTTTCCAAATTATGTGAATGATTTAAATACCAAGAATTTTAGATCCTCGGAACCTTATTATAATGAACTATTAGATGCTTCCACGAATTTTAAAGCCACGACGAATATTCAAGAAGCTATTGATTTTTCAGATTTAATTTTCATTATTGTACAAACTCCAAATTCTGGGGGGGATCGATTTTATGATCATTCGATTCTTTCTAATGTTTTGGAAAAAATTAACCAATATCGTCCTAAAGATAAAAATATTATCATTGGTTGTACAGTGATGCCTACTTATATAGATCAGGTTGGAAATGATTTAATTAAAGATTGTGAGGATTCTTACTTAAGTTATAATCCTGAATTTGTAGCACAAGGAGATATTATCAATGGATTTAAAAATCCAGATATTATATTGGTCGGTACTCTCAATGAAAAATTAAAACCAAGATTAACGAAAATTTATCAAAAATTATGTGACAATGAACCTACTTTTTGTTTCATGAAGCCTTTAGAAGCAGAAATTACTAAAATATCTCTCAATGGATTTCTAACCACAAAAATTAGTTTTGCCAACATGATTTATGATTTGTGCGATACTTTGGGAGCTAATCAAGATACTGTTTTAAATGCAATTGGAACAGATAGTAGAATTGGAAGGAAATATTTTCGATCAGGATATTCTTTTGGTGGACCATGTTTCCCTAGAGATACAAAAGCATTAAAACAAATTATGGATCAGAACAACATATATTCTCATATTCTCAAAGGAACAACAGAATCTAATGAATGGCACACTGAATATCAAGCTGAAAAATTATTATCATTAAATCAAGATGAATATGTATTTGAAAATGTTTCATATAAAGAAGGAAGTAGTATTCCAATCATTGAAGAGTCCGCAAAACTAAAGATTGCAAAATATCTAGTTCAAAAAGGTAAACGCGTTATAATTAAAGATTATGAAAAAATAATTTCTGAAGTGAAAAAAGAATTTGGAAATAAGTTCATGTATCAAATTAAATAATCCAATGTTTTGCAGCTGGATGCCAAAAATGTTGATAGTAAATTTCTCCATCACTTAATAAAGCAGCCGCATAACTGAAAGAACTTCTAGACATTATTAATATATCTGCAAAAACCAATCCTGAAAAAGTATCGAAAATATTTTCATTGATATGATATTCTATATCTTTATTTCCATATATGGATACAAAATCTTCTTCTATTCCTTGAGAATAAATATGGAATAATAAATCATTCTCTATATATTTCTGTTGTATGATTTCAATTGTTTTTAAATAATACTCATCCAAAGTATCGGCACCATCCTTTCTATTGTCATGAATATTAGGACGTCTTATATGCACGGCAATATTAGTTTTATTATTTTGAAAAAAAGGAAATTTTTTATTTTGACGAAAGATTTGTTTTATTTTTTGAAATGAATTTGTTTTCAAGCATTCTTCCAATCTAGATTCAAATATAGAAGCTATATGACCATAGCAATAAATTAGATTCTGTTGATCAAGTATGTCTCTTTGTTCTATTGGCGTGGCCTGGGTTTCAGGTGCTTCTTGTTCACTTTCCTCATGGGGTAGTTTTGGATAATGTTGCATTATATTTATAAAAGATTCCATCTTTTCCGGATTCTGTTGATCAGGTATGTCTCTTTGTTCTATTGGCGTGGCCTGGGTTTCAGGTGCTTCTTGTTCACTTTCCTCATGGGGTAGTTTTGGATAATGTTGCATTATATTTATAAAAGATTCCATTTTTTCCAGAAATTTTGGATCATTATCATAATTATGTTCCATACTGTGAAATGGACTATAAACAAAAGATTTATTCTCTAGTTCAGCAACAACTATGCTGTAAATAATTGTTTGAAACTGAGCACCAAAACCATCGGATCTTATAGGATTAGAAACTATCATCTATAAAATCGAAATATAAATTTCTTTCCATTCCAAAAACGGATAATATAAAAATTGGTCATGATAATCGTATAATTGAGTAATACCTATTTTTTAAAAATTTGAAGAACTCATTTGTTGACATTTTGTTCGGGACTTGGATTTAAAGCTAAATCAAGTTTTCCTCCAAGGCATTTAGTTTCTTTTAATCGTTGCATATATTGCTTTTTTTGTTGGTGTTTACATTGCTTGCAATTCGCTCCCAACCCATCTTTCGTCATTTTATCATTATAAAAGTCAGAATGAAATCGAACGGTTTCACAACGATTGCACCATTTTTGTGTTGTAACATCAAACTCGGGGACCACGACCAATTTCTTTCGTTTACGGTCATCACCATATTGCAAAGTTAAATAACATTCTTTGCAAATGCGCGAATATCCATCATTTGTCGATTTATTTTTGAAAAAGTCTTTTCGTGGTAGCATTCGTGATGCTTCGTCTTTGTGACTAAAACCACCGCAACGCTTTATGCTATCTTCGTCATAATTTTCAGTTTCT